TTTATTTTACTTATAAAGTAATAATCATCCGGCAAAAAGTACATACTATTACCTTGTTTTATCAATCCTTTAGTTACAGAAAATTCATCTATAACCTCTACTAAACTTTTTACTATATCAGCATATCCTGTTCCTGATACTCTTTGGTTTTGTTTTACTATCCAACTATTATATTGATAAAAGTAATCCTCAAACAAATCCATTTGTGCTTGTTGGGCATATAGATTAAAGTCTTGTGGAGCTATGTATCCATAATTGTTTTTATTGGCAATAGCTAAAACTGTATTTCTAACCGAGTTAATCATCTCAAAATCTTTTTACAAATATAGTTAAAAAAAAAAGAGGTCACTTTTATGTAACCTCTCTTTTATTTTAATAAGAACTAAATCTTAAGGCTGTTAGCTAGCAGCTTTTACACCTGAAACAATTGAAGCAATTGTACTTGGTGCAGCACCAGCAGCAGCAACAGGTGGGTATGAACTTCCCGCAGGAGTAAATACTGGTTGTTGCCATGATAATGTTAAAGCAGTCTCAATAGATTCGTTTAGGAAATTCTTCCAAGCAAACGTGTCAGCAGCAGCAGCAACTAAAGTTATTGAAATAGCTTGAACTACATTAGTTACAGCAGGAACCGTTTGATTTGCGTCAGCTCCATAGTTAATAGTACCAGCTGCCTGTGCCGAAGAAATGTTTTTGTAAAAAATCTGAATTAACAGATTAGTTTCTTGTTTAACTTCTAAAATGTCGTTAATAGAAATTAGTTTAAAACCAGAGTCAGCACCTGCTCCAGCAATGTTTAATTTGATAAATTTGTCCATAGTTAAAAATTTTAATGGGTTAATAATTTACAAAGATAAGCTTTCTATTTTTCTTTATTTAAGCGTTTTTTTAAGAACTTATATGCCTCAATACCTTCATCACTTTGCAGATAAGATGTAATTACATAATTAGGATCTTCGTTAAAAGGAATGGTTATCATTTTTTTCTTGTTTCCAGGAAGATTGTAATAAACATCTTTATTGTTGTTTCTGAAAGCTATAAATCCAGCGTCTAAGAATCCGTGCACTTCATTTTGTAAATCTAATAAAGGATCATTTACTGTTTCAATAAAATCTTCAGGATTGTTTTTAGCATAAATTAATATGTCTCTTTTTAATTGTGGTGTAGTAAGACTATTAGCAACATTACCCATCAGCATTCTAGATATAGAAATTAATTTTTCTGTAGGCAAGTCTTTTGCTAAAACTTGTGCGTCAATTTCAAGCTCTACATATTCTAGTTCTACAGATGCATCTTTTGATTCGTTAATTTCTTCAAATATCATTCCATTACCAGGATGAAAATGTAAGAATTGTTGTAATATCTGATTTTCTCTTTGTACATATAGCATACCATCTTCAAAAACCACGGGCTCTAAAATAGCGTTTCCATCTTGCTCATCTTCAAATGGCGTTTTTTGATTTCTTGCATAACGTAAAGGTCTATTAATTCCTTTCTCTTCGTCAAAATGTAATAAAGGGGATCTAACTGAATGTCTTGATGAAAGCATGTAAGAAAGAGGACGTTCTGCCCTTGTTAATCTATATGCTTTGCTTACTAATGTAGTGTTTTTTGTTTTCATTATAATATAATTTAATTTGATTTAAAAAAAATAAACCCTACCCCCACACATGTGAGGGTAAAATTTATACAATAATCTAGTTTTGGAATAAGAAGAAGTTGTTTGCACCTAAAGTACATACAGCTCTTTCTGATAGGAAGTTTACTTCCATTGCATCCAAGGTAGAAGATTGAGCACCACCAGCAGAACCAGTGATCCAAGTCTTATACCTTCTGTCTTCAGTTTCTGAAGCTCTATATCTTACATGTAAGAAAGGTCTCTTAGCGTTCTTACCTAAGATTTGGTCATAAACTGTAGTTGAACCAGCAGGAACTAAAAGTCCATTGATTCCTCCACCTTGAATACCACCTCTCATAGTAGGATCGTTAAGATATTTCCAGTCAGACTTATAGAAGTCATAACCTCTTCTAAATCCTGTAAATCCAAGATTTAAAGCCATGTCTTTATCATTGTCAAAAAGACCATATGATGTACCACCCGCTCCGTGAGAGTTTTGTGCAGCTAACATATCATCCATATCGAATGAAAATTGTCTATTACAGAAAATTACATTTTCTTCTATCGCTCCTTGCTTATCAAGTCTTTGGATAATATTATCAAATGCTCCAAGATTCTGTGGGTTACCACCTCCAAAAACATTTCCTCTATTACCTACAACAAAAAATACACCGTCAGATCCACTTAATCCAGCAGCAGAAGCTCCAGCTCCAGTGCTTTGTAAGAAATCTCCAGCTCCTGAACCAGCAGCAGCAGGCACAGCTTCTAGCATAGCAGTTTCTAAATAGTCTTCAAATCTAAGTCTTGTTTCGTGCTCAGATTTTAAGTACCATAAATATCCACTCGCTCCATTTTCAGTTGTAACTTCTATCCATCCAATTTGAGCCATGTCAGAACCAGAAACAGCATATCTGTCCTTGATTATAATTGGCTTATTGTCAAAGATATTGTCATCAGCTTCGTTAGAACCTAACATTCCGTTAGTTCCTTTAGCGAACTCAGAACCATAGATAAATATATCACACAATGCAGTTGCTGCTACCATTGCTTGACCACCCGTTTCATAGTAAGCTACTGTGAAAACACCTGGTGCAGCAGCCGTAGGAGCTACAGTTACGATACCTTTATTTTGTAAATTAGATCCAACAGTATTGTCAGAAATAACTACAGTTTGTCCAACTCTTAAAGCTGCCGTATTTGGCCCACCTGCATTTATTTGTGGGTTAAAGTTAGTTGGGTTATTAGTACCTACTCCTGGTACTGCTCCTATACCTGGAATTGTCCATACACCAGTTCTAGCTCCCGCTGCTCCTGCTGATACACAATTTTGATATTTTTGATGTAATCTTCCTTGTTCTGCCCATTTGATAAGGTCAGAGTTAGAAGGCATTTCAGCGCCTACCATTCTTAAGAATGATGCTACTGTTCTATTTCCATAACGCTCGAATTCTTTTTCGTACGTGTCAGGAAGGTATTGTTGAACCCAGGTAAAACCTGCGCTATTTAAATAATTTGTAGACAAGGGCGTTTGTTGTGCACTTGGTTGCAAATCAAATCCGGGGATTGCATTTACTGCCATAATTTTAATTTTTTTTAATAATGTTAACTTCGTTTAATACTTCTAATTCTAAGTCCTCTTCCACTATCGGTATTTCCTACTGCCCTTATTTTCATTCCATCTTTAGTGATGGTCTGCGGAGACTGTCTCACATTCATATTTATGTTTTTAGATTTTCTAGAAACATTGTCTACGGTATTTGAGACACCTTGATCGTAAAAAAATTGAGCAAATTTATCAGGGTTCATAGCTACTGCTAAAGAACGATGATAACCTTTTGAGTCTTCTATTAAGCCATCTTTGTTTAAATATTTACCAATAAAATTATTAATATCAGATTGAACATTTTTTAGCTCGTCAGAAGTCCCTGGCTTAAAAGTAATATCACTTTCTCCAACTTTAAATTCAAAACCTTTGAACTCATCGTTAAAAACCTGATCGGTTTTTGTTTTAAAGTAATCATACTTTTTTTTAGTTTGCTCCTCAATTGTTTGAGATTCATTAATGTAACTCTTATAAGCACTTAAATTTTCTTGTTGTTCAGCAGATAACCCATCCCCACTTGACTCAAGAGGAACTTTATATTTATCTTTTTGTTCATTCAAAAACTTTTTAGCTTTCGCAAGTTCTCGTTTTTTTGCTAATTTAATTTTCTTAATATCTTTAGGCTCATCCACGTCTTCATCGACACTGAACTTGTCTTCAATTATATCTTGAATATCTATAGCGTCTAAACCTTCTTCAGTTGCGCTATAGTAATTAGCTAGTACATCATCGTCACCCATGCTTTCAATATCTTTTTGTAGATTATAAAAATCTGAGATACCTCGGCCGGTTTCTTTTTTGTACTTAAAATATGCAGATACATCTTCTGGTAGCTCCTCATTTGCCTCTTTTTCCGCAAGTAATTCGTCTACCGAATTTATATCCTTATTATATCTATCTCTAATATAAGAAAGAACGTCTGTGTCATTTAACTCTGGCACTGGAGTGTTTTCTTTTTCAACAGCCTCTGGTTCAGTAGAAGAATTTAACTCTACTTTATCTACAGTTTCTGTGGGTTGTGCGGAATCTTCAAACTTTTCTTCATGCTTTTTAAGCAATTGTTCTTCCACTTCTGCACGGGATTTTTCTTCAACCACCCCTAAGTCTCTTACTTTTATTTCCATTTGATTTAATTTTTAGTAAAGTTAAACAATTATATATATTTATTTTAAGCTATCTAGGTTCAAATTCAGCTAAATCAAATCCATCTAAACTATCCTCGTTAGATTCAAAATTTATTGGAGGAAGATTGTTTTTCCTTTGCTCTATTAATTTAGATTGTTCTGTAGACTGTAGACTTACTCTACTGTCTTTAGCACTTTCTCTATTGCTTTCACGCTGACTTAAATTTTCTGATTCCAACCCTTTTAATTGCATGTTAAAATCAAACTCAGTCTGCATTAATTGTTTTTTTAACTCCGCTTCGTTTTTAAGCTTTTCTATTTCAAAAGCAACATCAGCTTGTCTATATTGAATCTTAGTTTGTGCTTCCATCTCAATTTTCTGAGCGTCTAATTGAGCTTGAGCTTGTTGAGCTTGCATTTGCATTTGCGCTTGCATTTGTTGCTCTTGCTGTCTTTGAGCTTGCTCTGTTTCTTGTTTTTGTTTACGCTTCAACTTAAGTAATTGATTCGCCATTTTAAGATTATTAATCTCCCTTATGTCTATAGCATCTTCTAAACTTATATTCTCTTTAGATAAAGCCATTTGAATGTTTTGTTCCAACATAGCTTTCTCTTCTTCATCAGGAGCCATTTCTATAAATATTCCGAAATCAAATAAATATAAATCTTTTATTTCTTCAAGAATTCTTGCATTATATTTTCCTATCTGCATTATGAACTCATCTTTAAAATCTGAATATTCTAAAATATCAGATGTTCTTATTGATAAACACTCAGCAAGAGTCCTGGTAATATATAAACTACTTTGCAAAATATGCCTTGTAGCCGTGTTTGAATTTAATGCAGCTAATTTTTGAACCCCTACTAAAGAGTTAGGGTCTGGCATTGAACCATCTCTAGCTTCATTTAAACCTGTTACCTGCCTAATCATATCTAAATAATGATTATAATTAGCAATTAACATTTGCAACTTAGTTCCTCCACTACTTGAAGTTAACTGTGTAATAGGTGCTTTCCCATTATTAAAATCTCCATCTTGAGTAAAACTTCTTCCTATAACACTACCTGTTTGGAAATACAATCTTAAAGCATCTTCTGGATTATAAGCGTTACCTGTTCCTAAATCTACTTCATTTAATCCATCAGCATCTATAAACACACCATCCGGGACAACTCTAGAAACTACTTGTTGAATTTTTAAATGTGTCATCTGTATAAGATCAGCAAATGGAATCATTCTTTTTACTAGTGATTCTAATCTTCCTTTATACATTCTTGGAGCGCATGCTACATAATTAGGCATAGCAAATTGATTTGATGATTTAGGTCTCACCATGTTTTCAGCTAACTCCCATTTTAATAATATATTGGTTCCCATCACCATCACCCCATCATACCAAACGTCTATTCTTTTTGTAACTTTCTCAAAATTTCCCTCATCCATCATTTCTTGAGGAGGGTTAAATTCATCATCTTTTTCTACAGTTTTATAAGTTCCATCTGCTAATTTCTTTTTTTTGTAAACAAACGTATGCGTGGTTTTATAATTAAAATACATTAAAGTAGCGGTGTCTCTATAAAACATACTGTTTTGAGAAAACTGTGCGGTATTAAAATAATTATACCAAGACTGACTATATTTAGCTATTTCATTTAAATCGTCATCAGTTAAATCAGGGTCAATTTTAATAAGCTCCGTCATAGGAACTGTTTTAATTTCTCCCCAATAAAAACAATCCTTAAAGTAAGGGTCTTCCGTATAACTATAAACCACGTTTGCTGGGTCTACATATTTAATTTCAACACCTGATCCTAATAAAAATTCATGTTTTGTAATACCTAAACCAATTGTAGCTAAGTCATAATCAACTCTACTCCTAGTGTCGTTATAATGATTTTCAGCAAACAACGTGTTGATAGCTTCTTCTTCTGCTATCTCTACAGCTGGCTTATATTTCATTTGCATATAAAGCTCTAATTCTTCATCACTTTCAGGTATTTGATCTTGATTTGCTGTAAATAGATTTACATTAAAATCTACTTGCATTTGCTCTAAAATAGGCTTTGCCAACATATCTGCTTCAACCATCTCCTGAAACTCATTTCTTTTTTCTGCTGACATCGCATCTTCAGCGTATGCTTTAACTTTAAAAAGTCTGTCAGACATTCCATTTACTACAATGTCTACAAACTTCGGTATAATAGGAAGTGGTGTCCAGTCTAAATTAAGATAACTTAAATCGCCATCTATTGCTAATTCGTTTTTGTATTTGGCTACTGACTGCTCGCCTCTTGCGTATAATCTTAAACGCATGAATTCTTCCCATTGACTATAAAATCTACAAGAGCCACTATCTCTTCTAAACCATTCATATTGTATCGACTGACCTATCTGTAAACCATACTCCTTAGAATCTTTAGTAGAGTCAGAAACGAATTGATCTGGGAATGCAGCAGCCTGAATATCTATGTTTACTTTTTTCATTTATTAAGTAATTGACTTACTGTGTTCTTGTTATTATATCTTGCAAAGTTAATGCTTATTTTTGATTGTTTTTGAATTGGAGTGTATAGGTGTTTTTGATTTGCCATTATAGCTAGCCCTGAACTTATGGCTGCATCAAACTTTGTTCTATTGTTTATATCAAACTTAGCCCAATCCTCTAATGTTCTTCTAAAATACATTACACCCATATCATCTTTATCTCTATAATTTCCTTCAAAATCTAGCCCAATGTGCTTTTCAATAAACGACTCTATTGCTGAGGCGTGAGATTGCTTTACATCTTCCGAACTATTAGGAATTCCTCCTAACTCTCTTTCTGTTTTAGACAATTTATTATATGCCTTATCTGGTCTATTTAAACTAAACCCTCTGTATCCTCTGTTTTTAAAATGATACAATAATCTAGGTTTATTATTTTCACACAAAATTGGCATACCATAAAATACACACGCCATTAAAACTTCTTCAAAAAATATCTCAGCAGTTTGAGGTCTAGCAATATATTCTAAAAAAATATGATTACTAGGAGCATCAGCCATGCTAAACTTTGTTATTCCATGTAAAGCCCCATTAGAACCTTTTCCTACAACAACCCCAGATATATCATAAGAGTCACACCCAAAAGAACCTATATGTTCATTTCCAGGATGCTTTCTACCATTCTTAATTACAACATTATTTTGAAGCTCAAGCTTAGGTATGTAAGTTACAAAAAATCTTCCTCTTTTATTTGGAGTCCATATAACCTTACTATCTTGAATTCCATCTTTCCAATGGAAACCTCCTTGAGTTACATGGTGGTGTATATTTAAAGAATCATTGTAATCTATTTGCTGATATATTTTAGTAAGATTAAATAATGACTGCTTACTTTCGTCCCTAAACGCATGTGACTCAGTTCTAGGAAATTGTCTATAAAATTCATTTAAAGCATCAGGATCTGACGCTAATGAATCTCCTTCATTCTGCCAATAATCTAAAGCTCTTTGT